CAGTGCGTACCATAGCTTCTTCAAGAATAGTGATATCAAAAGATGCTCCGTTTCCCCATGGTTGTACCCGCTCATTGCCAATCCAAGAACAGAACTTCTGAAGTGCTTCTGTCACCGGCACCGGATCGACCATCAGTGCTTGCAGTGCTTCGGGCTTCTGTTTCTGCCACCATGCAATTGTATTCTTGTCAATGTGCAAACCAGCTTCTTTGCAAGTCTTAGCATCTACATTGATATAGAACTCTTCAAATATACCGTCTTGTATGTTGAACTTAACAGCACCAATAGAAAGTATAGTGGCGTGGGCTCTAGTAGATAGAGTCTCAAGGTCAATCATGATATGGGTTTGTTTAGGATTCATGCATCTTCCAATGTGATTGTTGCCGGACTAAAATCAATGAAATATTCCCAGTTATCTGAAGCATCAGGAATAGGGACAGTTACTGTTAGGTCGTCACTGAAGGTATAAGTAGCAGTGCCACTAGTTATCTTATATGGTGCTGGAACGCTGACCGGTTGGACAGCATCAGGGAAATTGGTATATATACTGTTCATAGTAGTTCTCCATTTATTAAGACAATGATATCATGGATATCTGGGGAAGTCAAGTGATATTTAGATATCTTTTAAGGCTTCTATCTTCTCTTTAGCCAACTTCAACGCTTCTTTATCGTCAAGATACTTAGGTCTGCGTTTAGGAACCTTAGTCTTCTCATTAGCAAACTCTTCTTCATGCTTGTTTGCCTGGTCAATTTGTTTACGCATATAATCAAGAAACTCTGTTGCATGAGCATCTCCATCATGGTCTTGTGTGAACACTTCAGAGAATTGCATATTCTGGATGTATCGCATCTTGGTACTTTGATACTTCTTCTCTTTCTGAATCCTACGAATGAAAGCATAGTAAGTGATCTGAGTAAAGTATGCGAAAGGGTTGGAAGATTTAGCAGGATCAAAGTTACCCATATAAGTGATGCAGTTTTCAATACCATCAAGTATCATCTCATCACGAAAAGTGTAGTTAACAAAGTTGGCTTTGTACGCCAGATGATTTGCAATCTTAACAAAACATTCTCCGATGTAATTGGGACACCTTGGCTTTGGAAGATCGTTCTCTTTCGCTTCGATAACAAGTTCGCGGTGGGCAGATATCTTCGCCAAGAATTCCTTATTGTTAACGTAATGCCTATTGGTGCTGGCTTCTGCTTTTTTCACTTTATTTCTCCATTATTTAAAAAAGGTATTGACATTTTCGTGGAACACTGTATAATAGGGTGTGTCCCTTTAAAGATAAAACATTAATTAACTTTGTTGTCATCTATAGCTTGCTTGTATTCTAAGATTGTGTCAAGCATATCATCACCATATGAACTCTTCTTGGCGTTAGCAGTACTGGGGCGATCAGGATAAAATACCTTGCTAACTATAGAATGATAATCCTCAACATACGCATCGCCAAGAATACTGATATTTAAAATGTGATGTTGTTCTACGGGAAATGCAACTTCGTCTGAGAATGGAATCCAAGGAACTAAAGAAAAAGATTCCACCACGCCATTCTCTGTAGCAGAATAATCTCTGTCTACCCTAAGAGGAGTAATCAAAAGATAATGATCTTCATCGAGATTCTGTTCTACCACAGCCACTAGCTGAAGTGAGTCATTAAAAGTTATTACACATGGTACGTTATATTCAATCATCAATTTGCATCTTCACTATTTTGTAGTTAAACGATTCTTCGTTATAGATTTTAATTCTTTCCATCATATGATTAAGAGTAAAGTTCTTCTTTGATTTCCAAGATAAGTCATCTCCCAAATCGAACAAGTTACACACTGTCTTCTGTCCACCTTTCCTAAGACCTCTACCAATTGACTGTAGATTTCTGATACGGCTCTTACTAGGTGAAGCAAATACGACATTATGTAAGTTCCTTATATTAATACCAGTAGAAAAAGTACCATATGAAGCAACTATTATAGCATCATTTTCTTCCTCTGTCAAGCGGCGTATCTCTTCCCTATGCTCTGTGTCAGTGCCTCCGTGTACATAGAAGACTTTTCTGTCTTTCTTGACTACTTTAGAGATCATGTCATATAGTACAGCACCATGTTTTTCCACATATTGATACAGAACTAGGGTATTACCTTTCTGTGCCACCGTAAGGTTAGTGATTACCTTGTTCCTTAATGGGTTAGTAACGATCCAATCAATCTCTTCCTGATACGGCATCTTAGATACTAATTTTCTCTGTGCATCAGTGTATCCCAGGAGCATACACACGATCTTCAATTCGGCAAGTTGCTTGTCATCCATCAGCTTCTTCGTGGATGTGACTTGATTGACTCTACCGAACACACCCTCAAGTACTAATCTATGAGTCTTTGTGCCGTCTAATGTACCAGTTGTACCCACTCTATATGGTGCTGTTGTGCATTTGTCCATTAGGGTAGTAAGTGACTTAGCTTTAAAATTGTGTGCTTCGTCACCATAGATAACATCAAACTGTGCAAACCAAAGACTAGGAAACTTATAGATTGACTGCCATGTAGAGATGATAATATCTTTCTCGTTTGATTTCTCTTTACCACCATATATTCTATGGCAGTTATCTTCTACATTCCAACTATTGGCGGATGCGTAATCACCAAAGTCTCCATACATCTGCTCTACCAATGAAGTGGTGGGTACAATAAGTAATTGCTTTCTGCCGTGAAGTTGATGGTAGCGAATCAACATGTAAATCATAAGAGATTTGCCACTAGCAGTTGGCGATAACAACAGACTTCTGCCTTTTGTGATTGCATGATTTACTGCTTCTAGCTGATACTCTCTTGCCTCAATTGGTTTGTTTTGGCTATGCAAGTTGAGATGCTTTGCAAACTTAACAACAGCCTCTATAGTACTGTCTTCACCAATGTCTTCCATCTCTAACTTTACTTTGTACTCTAGTTGTTCAGCAAATTCTAATAGATAATCCAGTAGACCGATGTACAGTTCTCGGGTGTACATATTAAAGAGTCTTGCTTTACCATCCCACATACGGTTACGATACGCGGGCATGAACTTAGCACCTGGTATGTCAAACGTAAAGAAATCCACAATCTCTTTTGCTGTCGAAGGATCTGTATCTATTATTAGATGGACTTCGTCCTTCTTTGTTATCGTAATCATTTACATAAGACCGTTCGTGAACTTGGACCATTCAATGCTGTTCTTGATATCCCAACCTCTACTGCCAACAGATCGCAACACTCTTTCAAGAAAATCTGTAACTGTGCGGATGTATTCAACTTTATCTGTTTGCTGAATGATGTCTTCATCGGATTCAAGATAGTCATTCATGTCCTGTTTTAATGGTTTGTTGCCTAGATACTGGTCCCATCCTAAAGATTCAAGTTCAAACTTGGAGAGTTCACCTCTAAAGTACTGTGATTTGATTCGCTTGAGTTTGTAAAGAGCCGCCTCCGCTTTCCTCAATTGAAGTTTTGCTGTTGATAGGTGGTTAAGGTACTTAGAGTGCAGTACTGGCACTTGTGTGGCGACTCGACCTAGATTTAGTTCATCAATCTTACAGTCTTCAGCCCACGTTTCTTGGAGTTCTTTCAATGATATCATCACACATCCTTCATAATATAATTCTTACTACTATTTATACGACCTATTTTACTCTATATAGATTTCTCAATTAAGCTACCTTTTCTATTTCAAATATCCTATACTTGAATGCCGCGATACCAATGAAGTAATCGCCAGTACCGTTGACAATGTCAAAGTCTAAGCCAGACAGTGAGATTGGAAATGCATCTTTGAATGTGATCTTCACGTTAGGATTGTTATTTGAGTCTAGCACAAATAAAGTTGCATCAGATACTTGTGCTATGCCTTCCCTTGAGCTGGCGTTGGCACTTGCCGTGCGATAGGTTTGGCTCTTGATGTAGTCTGTGAACTCACTGTGCTTGTCTGGAAAGCCGAGACCACGCAGCCAGTCATATAGTTCATTATAGTTAGTCATGTCTTCCTGTATAAGGAATCTAATCATCAACTCACCGAACTGGAGCTTGTCTCCCGGATAAGCAATATCTACTAGCGGAGTAACTTGAGTAGGATAGCCCATAGATATTTCAGGAATGTTGGCAGCTTGACAGAAGAAAGATACGTTGGGCATGTTGTGTACCTGAAACGTAAACCCATTTGGGCGCAAGTAGTCCAGTTCACTGGGGTTACTAGCCGCAAATGTGCCTTCTGCTACTGTTGCAATTGGATTGAACGCCACTTTGTTATCTCCTTACTCTTAAACTATACTGTTATTTATACGCAAGAAATCTGGTAGCTGTTCATTAAACATTTTTGTTATAAAATTGTGCTGTGATACATCGTAGTGTGCAACAACCATGCTATGTTCTAAACTACAGTCAACCATGCTAAAGTGATCGAAATTTCCAAAGAGATTCTCTAGCTGAGTCAGATCTGGAACATCAAATATAGATTTTATACACAACTTAATGTTATTTGTATTACAAAATGCAATAAGTGCGCCGAGCCTCAACATTTGATCTGCCATCCTAAATCTGTTTATGGACAGAGGTAAGAAATGATCCTTTTCATAATTTAGAAAATCAGAAGGATCATATACAATTTTGCCATCTGATGTTGTATCTCCTTTGTCTAACAGAGAAGAAGTGGTGCAGCCAGAATCTTTAAAACTGTAACCACTGGGGTCACTTAGGACTTCAAGATATGATAGTCGGCTGGAATCACCATTGTCTCTACCAGTCACCATGATTCTATCAAACGATGTCAGATGAAATATGCAATGAGTGTACTTCTTTCTCTGCATTTCATCAATAGCTACTGTTACTGTGTGTTGTATATCTCCACCGGGAATAGCGGTACAGTCATATTTCATATTACTCGCGGAAGCAATTTGTTCGCACCAATGTTTATTGTGTACACTTTGATACTGGACTTTTTTGCTAGAACCATTATCGTACCAAAAGTATGATTCTCCAACTGACGCATAACTGTCGCCCGCAATTAATAACATAACAAAGTCTCACTGTTAACTACTATTTAATCATTATTTATAAAACAAAAAAAACCCCAGTCATAAAGACCGGGGTTTAAATTTTACTACAGGTTTCTTATTGTTATAAGCGAATCGCTTACATCAAGTTAGCGACCTTAACTTTGCGGTAGTACTGGTTACGAGCGGCAGTGAAAGTATCACCGTCAGTTGTACCGTTGCTCTGCGTTACGAATGGGTTAGCAATCATACCGTAGCGAGTCTTAAAGCCAATTTTTGGCTGGAAGGTATCAGGATCGATTGCTCGAACCATCTGTAAAGGCACATATGGGCAGTAGAATAAACCAGCATCGTATGCAGAAGAACCTTTATAGCCAACAACATAGAACTGACTAGCAGAACCAGTGTTAGAGGAGTAGGGATCAACATACACTTTGTAACGACCGTTAAGAATACCAGCAAAAGTGTTACCAGTATCATCTACGCTCAGAGTTCCGTTACCGTTGATAGCAGAACCAGTGTCAAGAACACCAGCCATAGAAAGAGCAGCCGCAACATCAGCAGATGTGATGATGAAGTTACCTTTACCGCGACGAGTATCTTGAGCAATTACGTTAGCATCACGTTCAATGTTGAACAGAAGACCTTTGAAACGCTCAACGCTCCAACGACCATTTGAATCAACGTCTAAGTCGAAAGTACCGGCGGTAGCAGTAGATGCGGCACCAGTTTTAGCAACTTTGTAGATAGTACGAATTACTTCACGGTTAATTTCAGCAAGAATTTCTTGAGAAAGAATGTTAGACAGTTCGCCTTCAGCATCCAAACCGTGGATAGCCTTA